TTAGTGGTGTGTTTTCAGGTCAGTTTGATATTAAAAGTCCTCATGTTAGTGAGATATATGAAAGCTACAGTGCAGGAACTTATACAGATGAAGAATTAATTTTTACTGCAGATGGAGATGGTTTATACTTTAGAACAGGTGTAGGAAGTTCTATAAATTTTACAAGTTTAACTTTACAAGAAAAAGACAGTTTTACAGATTTAAGCGGTAATGATATAACTGCAGATATAACATTTACTCCAGCAGTTTTTGAAGAAAACCAAGAAGGAAAATCAAACAAGAGTATGACTTTTATTAATGCAAATGATTATTTAACCCTACAAAATACTGGATTACCTACAACTTTTCCGATTTCTGTTTTGTTTTGGGCTAAATCTGATACTGCAAATGGTGTAATATTAAATTATGATAATGATGTAAACTTTACAATCAACTTTAGAGCATCAAATGGAGTATTTGGCATACAAAATCCTAATTCTGGTTTATACAAAAGGATACAATTATCTACTTATGATGAATCTATTTGGAATCATTATGGGGTTGTTATAAATAATGATGGTTCTATTGAAAATATTAGTTTAAACGGAGTTCAACAACCAGATTATGCTACAAGTAATTGGAATTGGCTAGGTGGCGGAACTTGGATAGGAAACAGACCAGCTTCAGCGCAACCATTCGTAGGTGCAATATCAGAATTAAAAATAGTGGGGAAAAAACTAACCCAAAATGAGATACTTGCAGATTATAAATTAGGAAACAATAGATTAATGATAGGTGTAGAATAATGGCACAAAAAACCTTCAAAAATGCAAGTGAGTTCCAAGGATACACCAGTGGGAAATTAGAAGGAATAGATAACAAACTAAATGAAATATGCTTACAAAATAAGGATCAAGACCAAAGATTAAACAAAGCAGAAAACCAACTAACAGCCGTTAAGATTAAAGGAGGCATATTTGGGACCATCGGTGGTTTGATTGGTGGATTTTTAGGAGGACTATTAAGATGAAGTCAATAAAAGAAACATTCGGATTCAAGGCACAACTAAGTCCTCAAACAAACGCAGCAACAGACATAGGAGATATATATTTCAGTCCAAGCATGAAAGAACAAGGTATTTTTAAGGCATATATCCCAAGATACATGTATAAACCACCATTCGGATACCCAAGACCTGAAGACTTATCTCTTATGCAGAAATTATCAAAAAACCCTTACATTTATTCAGTAATGAAAGTCATAGTAGACGAAGTGTCCTATGCGAAGTTTAATATTTCTTACAGAGAAGACAGCGAACTAAAAGAAAAAGACAAATTAAAAGATACAATCAAGGAAATCACTAAGTTTTTTAGAAACCCAAACAGAAACAAGGAATCATTCTCTTTTTTAAGAGCAGCATTAACTCGAGATATTTTAGCTTATGACTCTGGAGTATTTGTAAAAGTATTTAATGGATATGGGAAGTTTTCCCAATTATTCGCAAGAGATGGAAAAGCATTCCTTAAGAATTGTGATATTTATGGATACATAGGAAACCGAGCAGAGATAGTAACTCCAATGGGTCAACCAAAGTACGGTTCACCAATAGTGCAATTACCTACAGAGTTTGTAAAACAGTATCAAATGAATTATTCTGAACAAGCAGCTTATTTCCAATACGGAACTGCAGTCGCAGCAAGTATACCAGTACCATTCGGAAGAAGGGAAATAATGTATGTAGTACAAAACCCACAGAGTGACTCACCATACGGAATAAGTCCAATTGCAATACTTTCAGATATTATTATGACTCTTGTCTATGGAGCAAATTTTAATCTTGATTTTTACATGAACAACAACATGCCAGAAGGAATAATCCAATTACTAGGAGCACATGAACCAGAAATAAAGGCATTCAGAAAAAGAATAGAGAAAGAATTCAGAGTAAAAGACGAAGTAACAGGTTTCATGAGGAGAGTTGCATACAAAGTACCAATCACAGGAGCAGAAGCGAAGTTTATACCATTTCAAATGGACCCAAAGACAATGCAGATAATAGAACAGCAAGAATGGTTCTATAAATTAGTATTAGCATGTTTTGGAGTGCCACCAGATGAGATGGGATTGTGTTATTCAGAAGATACAAGGGTTTTAACTAATAATGGACTTAAATATCATTGGGAATTAATAAAAGAAGACAAATTAGCTACTATTAATGAGAAGAACCATAAAATAGAATTCTTAAAACCTACATCTATTCATAGATATGATGTTAAAGATAGAATATTTCACCATTATAAAAATAAATGTATAGATACATTAGTCAGCGATAATCATAGGATGTATTATAGGACAATTAAAGACCCAAAATATAGGATGGCACACTCAAACGAAATAAGCCAAAATACTATTAAAGTTTTACAGGGTGGATTAGATTGGAAAGGAAAAGACCTTGAAGAAATAAAAATCCCTTTAGTTGAATACAAAAATAATAAAGACAGAAAAAGAAAACAACAAATTAGTTTTAAAATTAATGAATTCTGTGAATTTTTAGGTTATTACTTATCAGAGGGTTCAGTTCTCAAGAAGATGAATGATTTGTCTGTTTATAAAATAAAAATAAGCCAAACAAACAAAGAAGGAATAAAAAAAATGAATCCTTTAATGAATAGGATGGGATTCAAAAGAGAGAAGACTTGTTGGTCATTAAGTAATAAATCTTTAGCAAGGTATTTACACCAATTTGGGGATTCTAATAGTAAATATATCCCTCAAGAAATAAAGAACTTACCTAAGAAAAGATTAAGAATACTATTTGATGCATTAATTATAGGTGATGGGCATATTTGCAAGGAAGGAACTGCAATAAGATATCATTCATCAAGTAAAACACTTGCAGAAGATGTATTTGAAATATCTCTTAAATTAGGGTATAAATCAAGTATACATACAAGAGAATTTAAGAATAAATCTTGGCATACTGCTTATACTATTAATATGAATTCCACTCAAAAGGAACCTAAAATAAATTTAAAGAAACAAAGAAAAGAAATATCTTATACGGGGATTATGTGGTGTCCTAAAGTTTATGACAGACCTTTTATTACTGAAAGAAATGGAAGAATAGGTATTCATTACAATACTGAAAATAGTAACAAAGCAACAGGAGCAAATCAGTACAGAGTATTTCTTAGGAAATCAGCCAGAGCAATCATGGCAGAGTTAAAATACAAAATAGACCACGAATTAATAAGTGAATGGGGACAAGAAGCCTACGATAACTTAGAATTTAGCTGGGATGATTATGACCTAGACGAAGAAATCAAGAAATTCGGATTATATCAAACTAAAATCAACATGGGAGTAATGTCTCCAGAAATGGTAGCAGACAAGGAAGGAATAGCGTATGCAGAAGTAAAAGCATGGAAAGAAGAAGAACAACAAAATGAAATGGATAAGATGTCTGCAGGACAAACACAATTCAACCAAACAATAGGTGGTGGGTACGATACAGACAAAAAAGAAAACAAAGACGAACCAAACGATGAGAGTAAAAACAAAGTAGCGTCTATTTTAACTAAATATGGTGTCGGAAAGAAATCACTAGACCCAATAACACCAACCGAAAAGAAAATAGCGAGTATTATGGAAACTAATTCCAAAAAGATAATCGATGCACTAGACCAGATACAATGAAAGACATAAACACAATAGTTAAACAGATTATCAAAATACTAAATCTAAATATGCTATCAAGTATTATTCTGGACCAAACAAAAGAATCTTATCATAACGGAATAGAAGAAATAGAGAAGAGATTTAATTCTAATTTTATGCCATTAAACAATAACTTAAATATATTTCAGGAATACACATTCGACAACATAAAAGGAATGAACACTGAGATTGCAGAGAAACTAAGAAAATCATTAGTGGAAGGATCCATCAAAAACGAGACATTATCCCAAATGACAGAGAAAGTAAAGAATATAATGAAGATATCAAGAGACAGAGCAATCACAATCTCAAGAACAGAAGGAAACAGAGCAGAAAACTATGGGCGATTAGATGGAGCTATCCAAGCCCCTGTTAAACTTAAAAAATGGTTAAGTATTACTAACGATAACAGAACAAGTCCAATCAGCAAGGCTATGGGCGCAAAGTATGGGAGTGAAGAGAAAGCAATAGAATTAAATGACAATTTCAAGGTAACAGTAAAGGGAAAAGTAATCGAAGGACTAAGTCCCCCGTTCCACCCAAATGAACGTGACGTGCTTATGTTCGCACAGCAATAATCAACATACACTTAAAAAGTTCAAATACGGAGAATAACTATGGCAAGCAAAATATATTTTCAAAATAACTTCAAAGCAGAATTAAAAGCCTGTGAAACCAAAGGTGAATACTTTGTAGAAGGGTATATTACTACAGATGATATAGATGTACAGAATGAAGTTGTTTCTGATAATGCAATGAATCAGATTGAAGAATCAATCAATACAAAAAACATAAAATTAGACTTAGAACATTCATTATTTCTTGGAGAAGAACCAGAAGTCCCACTCGGAAAGTTAATTAAAGCAAAAAAAGTAATGCATGAGGGAAAACAGAAAGTCTGGGCTAAAGGAAAGTTAAATCCTGCACATCCAAGATTCAAAGAAGCATGGGATAGTATTCAAGACAAATTCGTAGATGGGTTTAGTATAGCTTATAATACAATTAAAGAAAGCACAAAACAAATCGGAACAAATATGGTTAATTCTTTAGATAGTATAGATTTACTGAATGTTGCTCTTACAGGTAATGCAGTAAATAAAAGCAGTAACATGACTCGAAGTTATATGAAATCAAATAAAATTATATCAGATGGAGGAAAAATCTTTATGGAAAAACCACATTTAAAATCTTATACAAAAGATGGTGCTCACGCACACACAGAAGATAGCCCAATAGGGGAACACAATCATCCAGAAATAGAAAAAGAAATCTCAAATTTATGGACTGATTTTTACAACTTACATTCAAAAATTAGCAAACCAGAACCTGACACAGTAACAATGTTATCTAATCAGGGAAAAGATGCTAAATTGAAATCCAAAGGAGGAAAAATAATGGCAGAAGAACCAGTAAAACCAGTGGAAACACCAGCTCTTGCAGATGCAACTCCTGCTCCTGTAGCTCCAATTGAACCTGTTAAACCAGAACCAGTTGAAGAAACAAAAGACGCAGAGATTAAATCTCTTAAGAGTGAAATGGCCCAAATGAAAAGCATGCAAGCCGAAACCAACAAAGTAATAGCACAGTTAAAGGCAACCCTTGAAAAACCAAATTTAAAAGGACTTCAAGAACCTAAAGAAGTAGAACATACACCAATGGAAGATATATCACCATTGAGTATGATAAGGTAATAAAATGGCAGAAACAAAATCAATCGGTGGGTCCTTTGACCCAGGAGCAGCATATGCAGCAAGTTTCGGTTACTTAGGAAATAAAACAAAATATTATGACCCAAGTATAAAATCAATGGATATGAGGCAAGGACTTAATGATAAGTTCAAAATAGGATTAAAAGCACAACAAACAACCAGTGGTGGAGCAGGAACTGCAGGATATGCAATGATTCCAGTTTATGTAGACCCTATGATTATTGATAGAAGCAGGAAATACACACCTGCAGTAGAAATGATTCCTAGAGTTACCAACATGGGTATGTATGCAGATTATAATGTAATAACTGCAAAAGGTGGAGCATTCACCGCAGGGGAAAATGCAGCACTAGCAGAAACTAACACCACTTACGACAGACAATCAACTGCAATAAAATTCTTATACGCAGTAGGAGCAGTAACTGGTCCATCCCAAGCAGGACAACCAGCATATATGCTACAAGGATTTATTTCAAGTGGAGCTCAAGGTGGAGCATTTGCTAACCAAACAGGATCTAATGCTAAACAGCAAGAAGTCCTCGTTAAGACCAGAGAATTAAAAGAAATGGAAGAGAATCTAATATTTAACGGAAACTCATCTACTTCAGGAATTACTGGAAACCCAGACGGAACTGAGTTCGATGGTATTATTTCATTATTAGGAACAACCAATACCGTAGACAAGAATACATCAGACATCGCATTAAAAGATTTGTATACAGCAGTAAGATATGCATTCGATGACGGTGGAAGACCAAATGTTTCATTTTGTTCAAGTGCAGTCTATGAAGACATAGAAATGTTACTACAACAAAAGATGGGATATATTCAACCAGCAAAAGATTTCTTTTGGGGATTCAATGCAATGTATTTGAAAACCATGGTAGGAGACATTCCAATCGTTCCAAGTATGTATTTAAGTAGCACAACAGGAAGTAAAGCGATTTACTTTATTGACCTAGCAGTTACTGAAATGAGAGTGTTGCAAGACATGACATACTTTGATTTGGCAAAGACAAACGATTCAGATAGATTTGCAGTAAAGATATATGAAGCACTTATTATAAGAGCTCCAACATTCTGTGCAAGTGTAACTGAAATCAAATAGGGAAGCAATTCCTTTTTTTCTTATTTTTTTAAAAATAAGGAGGACTAAAGATGACAGATCACATAATGAAAATAAACCAAGTACCTGGAACTCTAGGTATGGCAGAAGGATATATGCTTTGCTTTGTTCAACAAGCAACAGATGCAGCAGTAGCCAATAATGATACTTTAACTTTTAATAATGTTAGCCATGTAATTCCAATTGGAATCGCAAGTGAAATAGGCAGTATTATAGATTTTGATGCATCAGCCGTAGAGAGTACAGTTAATTGGAGATTAACGGTTAATACTACCGTTATTACAACAGGCACAGCAGCAACCAGAGTCGAAGGATTGGCTCTAGTTAAATTTTAGGAGGTCAAAATGACAGAAGCATTATTAACACACACCTATAGCGGAGCACCAAAAAGTGGTGGAGCAGCAAAAGGCGGACAAACAGGATTAGTATGGGAAGTAGTAGATGTTACCTGTACTGAAGACGGAGACTGGATCGTACTCTCAGAGTTCGAACAAATCTTATTCGTTTCAGCAGTAGCAATCTCTTCAGATGTACATACACCAGAAGCAATTGAAGTAGACACCACAGTAACCAACAAATTAATCTTAACAGCAGGTGGCACTGATGTAATGAGAATATTTGTAGTAGGTACACCAGCAATCGCAAACTAGGGGAAACCCTTTATTTTTTTATTTTAAAATAAATAATAAAAAACTAAAATGACAGACAAACCATACGAAATTTATAGGACCGAAGACGGTTTTCTCGCAGTCAGAACTATAAAGAAATCTAATGAAGAAACTAAACCTTTAGATTTTGATATTAATAATGACGGAGTAGTTGACAAAAAAGACATATCCGCAATGGCTAAGAAACTAGGCAAAAGAGGCGGAAGAAAAAAGAGGAAGTCCTAAATGTAT